TTGTCCAATCATTATTTAATATAACTGCAGCCTTGCGCCGTAAGAACCATACTATTTCCTCTACAGGTCCATTGGCTTCTAGAGGCAACTGCACAGTTATCATATCATTTCCAGATTTATTCACAATATATTTTAAAGGCTCTGTAAAATCAAACTGTTGAATCTCACGAAAGGGTCGTTCAAATGGCTGGCGCAATAGCATCTCACGGTATGGACCATCTACAAAGATACCCTGAGTTAGAAGTTGAATATTTTTTAATCCAGGCTCTCCCGAAAGCGCTTGTAGTCTTGGATCTTTATTAGATAAACTAGAAGTAATTAATTTTTGCTTATTAAATGTAACGGTGGTATCATTCACTTGAAATGTCTTTCCAGTGGGTGTATCCTCACATGAAGATCTAGATCCCGATAAGATTCTAACAATCTGATTATATTTCTTAAGAGTTACACGAATACGCATTGTTCCAGCACGACATGCAATGAGGGGAAATGTGGCAGTTAGCTTTTCTCTTAACATAGAAAACATAAGGGGGACTGTAATCCATCCCTCTTCAGTGAAAAAAGGAGAAAGCCCATTCGCCGCCTTGATATCAGCAATTGTCTTGAATCCAAAAGTATCTGCTAAACCAAATTGTGAATTTAAGTCTGGAAATAGCAGTGAACTTACGTGAATAGAATCACCCGTTATCCTTTCTAAAACTTGATCGTCAACTTCTAAGGTAGCCTCTTCTAAAATAGTTGTCCCTAAAGAATTACAATAAGTCCATAATTCTTCAGGTGCATTCGGAACTAGAGATCCACTAATTAAACTATTTCTAGTGACTGCAGATAACCAATCTGCAAGTTGAATTTGGATATATAAACCACTGATTAAATCTCCACAATTCATATCACCTAATTCAAAGGTAAATGTCTGCCCAAGAGTTGCTGGACCCTTGAAAGTAAATTCCCTCATCACAGGTGCCATGGGAATTGTCCGTAGTGTGTCATCTCTTGTGAATCTTGTTACAGTTGCATTCAATGGAAAAAGAGTATTATCTTGGATATCGCGCGATACTAAGTCTAATAATGTCGTTGCAGAACCTCTTGGTTGTTTTGTTCCGTATCCATCCTTTTGATTGATATCCATCTACTTAGTATTGTTTATGCTTATTTTAAACAGTAGTCCGCATAATTACTTAGTCCCAGTGCTTCCAAATCCACCCTCACCTCGCACTGTAGTAGGAAGAGAATCAACATAAGCAACCTCATTAATAAATCCAAGTGCTGGTGCAATTACCTGAAATAGCCTAGTGCCAGCTGCAACGGTGGTATTAGTTGTTCCAACGCTAAGCATAGGAGCCATTAGCTCGCCACGATAAGAAGAATCTATAATTCCACGCCCATTTGCCATCATGAACCCTGTCTTGTAAATAGATGAACGAGGCTCTAGAGTAAAATGGGAATCATCAATAATCGTAATATCCTCATCCATCTTAGAATACTTAAGCATGCGTGCCTTTACACCCAGAGGTGTAAGAGTTGCAATAGTCGTAGGAAGCCTCTCTACTACAACCTTCAAGTCATATCCTGCATTATCTGGAGAAGGATGCTCAACCGTTCCTACAGGAGGATAAAAGGGCTTACCCTGCTCAGTCACTAGAAGCTCAAGACGATACGTTACTGCTGCCATACAATTATATGTGCGGCAGCAGCAATCAAATTTTTAGGTGCACCATGTAAAAATTGACGACAACTAACCTATAAGGCTTGCATGGTCAGTATGTCAGACACAGTTGAGTATCCTAAGGCATATTCTTGCTGTATGAGGCAAAATCCTGACGCGGGTGATATTCTGGAAGATGGTATTAATATTAATTTCGTACTTACTCTTGTATATATTGGATCATATGCATTAGGACTGCATATTACATGTCTTGGTTCATTTCTCGCAATTCTACTAAATTCTATGTATATGATTAGCGTTGTTTATCCATGTGTAGATAGACACGATGATAGTAACACTGCAAATGAGGATGATGAGGATAATGCTGAAGGCGAGCAGGATGAGCAGGATGACCAGGATGAGCAGGATGAGCAGGATGAGCAGGATGAGCAGGATGACCATGATGACCAGGATGAGAATGATCTTGATAAAGATCTATCTCTAAAGCAGCGTGAGCATGGTGCTGCAAAAAGCAAGTGTCTAAGTGAGGATGATGATGCAGTTCTATATAAGAAGCTCTATGAAATTGTCCGAGAGACACAGAGACGCAATGATGAGCGTTCCCGTGCATTATTAAGAACACCAACCTCATCTTCACTTGCGGAACCGGTAGATTCTGAGGACGAGTATGCAGATATGCCCCCACTGATTCATGCAAATTCGGTGCTAAGATATAGAAATAAGGAATCTAAATCTTCAACCGCAATTCCTGATAATCATCAGAGAACTTGTATTAAGGACTTTCTAGATGGATATAATACTATGGATGATGTTGATTAATTTCCAAAAACTAATGTCCCCCTCTCATCTTCTATATTATAAATACCCCACCCAATAGTTATAGCACGCATAGTAACTCTTTTTTGTCCTAGACGCGTTGGAAGTGTATCAGTAATATCCATCCAAAGAGTAGGTTTATCTGCACTAGTAAAATTCACTGCGCCAGATGGCCTACGCATTTCTGGATTTTTAGTGCCATACTGCGGTCCAACCGTAAACGAAATCCATGAGATAGGTAGGCCTGATGTTTTTTCGGCCTTCGTCCACGGTGAGATTTTTTCCCATAGATTATTATCCCAACTCTTCTCACGCTCCTTTGCTGCAATTAAAAGCTGCATTCTAATATAATATTCACCTGTGCCCTTTGGATTCTTCAAATTCCATAATTGATTTCTCTCCAGATTATACTCAGACTGAAAGAATACCATTAAACTCTCAGATGGATGACGTCCATCTATACGCTTGGTAATATAGGATGCTCCACCATTTCCTACAGCTATATAATCAGACGGATCAAGGCTCAACTTATTTTCAAAGGGTCTTAAGAAGGGAATCTGATGCTTATTCTTTTTTAATAAAGCCTGTAAATCCTGTCTGACATAGCGCTGTGTTGTCTCAAGGGTAATAAGGGGCTTTGCAATTTCCTCCCTTGAAAGTGTCTTAAATGATGTCTGAAGGCCAGTTATATCCGTTAGCTTGAAATCGGATCTAGACCATGGCTCAGGCTTTGCAGCTTGCGAGGATGACTCAACTAAATCTTCAAGGCGTCGAATCTTACATCTAAGCCTAAATTTCTGACCGGGAAGAGAGACAAATGGAAACCCACCCTCATCTGGATGCGCACATCCAATGAGTGGTAGACGTAGTGTAAGCTTATTTGGTGTCGCATTTCTCTGAATATCCAATGGTGAACCTAAATGACATCCCATTTCCTTTAATGCCAGTGCCTCCTGACTTAATGAATTCTGAAGATGATACCATGCATACAAGAAATCTCCACTAAACTCCTGAAGTAAGAGCTGATCCTGGTAGAACTGTATCTGTTCAAATAAAAAAGCTCCTATACCCTGAGTATATCCATAAGTAGTATTAGAAGAATCTGAGACTATATTTTTACTATTGATAACTGCAATACTGGGGGGCAGCCAGGTAGGTAATTCAACAACAAGGGCTGCAGCAACCATCATATCTCCAAAAGCTTCAATTTCCCATTCAACAGTTCTACCAAAATCAATCATATTCAGAGGTTGTGTTTGCCTAGTCTCATCAATTGTGGCTGGATAGGTGTCCATAGAATACGAAAAAGGAACATGTGCAGATTTATCATTGCTCATAAAATAAACATCCTTATTTCCTCTGGCTACTAGTTCTAATAAGGATCCCTCTGCCGAGGTTGTAGGTCTATCCATCTATTTATGAGACTGCATGTATTTTAGGTCTAGATTAAACTCAGTATAGTATTAATCACTTGATTAGCTTCCCCCTTAGAAAGACTTCTTGGACCTACTGTATTTGATGGAAAGACATGTGTATTAATTGATTTCTTAATATCATGTAATTTAGTCAGGTATTTCTCATCAAATGCGAAGAAATAATGAGATTGTGCACTAAATGGTCCTTCACTATGTAGATACGATGTGCCTGCATTAACACCGACACGTCTGAACGCCATATG